TACTGGGCGCCCTGTACCGCAAGGCAATGTGCCCGCGGGGCGTTATCCTGGCGACCCGGAAGATCTACGCAACCGAAGACGGGTCGGTAAGCCGTGGGCGCTTATCACCGGACGGGGGCGCTGATGGTCATTCTACCGTTCGAGCCGAGCATTCCTAACTATCGATTCGGCACGACCATCGATTCGACGCCATATATTCTTGATGTCCGTTGGAACGCACGCTCGAACGCATGGTTTCTCGATGTGTTCGAAGTCGATGAAGTCCCGATCTTTCGCGGCGCTAAGATCGTGCTCGGCACGTATCTAGGTCGGCGTGCGAACCATCCGCTCGTGCGGCGCGGCGTGCTGCTCGCGGTCGATACGTCAGGCGCCGGGCTCGATGCCGGGCTCGATGATCTTGGCACACGTGTACAGGTCCGATGGTATCCGCAGTCCGAGATTGCCGGGGGAGCGCGTGCGCTCGGCGTGGATCTGCACCCGTTGTGAGGCTCTTCCGCCGCAATGCACGCTTGACGATATACCGTGTTCGTAGCGCGGCCTTCTTCGATTTACTGCCAAATGGCATCGAGATCACCGATCTGCAAATGGAGTTCACGATCACGAAGAAGCTCGGCAAGGCGCCAGACACTTGCACGATCGTAATCACGAACCTTGCCGAAACGACGCGCGGCGAGCTCGAAAAGCATCCGCTAAACCTACATCTCGATGTAGGTTACGACGGCGAATACCGCCGGATCTTCACGGGCGATCTACGTTGGGGTTCTAGCATCAAGCAAGGCCCCGATTGGAAGACGACGCTTCAGATTGCCGATGGCGCTCGAGCTTTTCGCGAGGCACAGGTAAGCAAGCCGTTCAAGGCAGGTACGAAAGTACGCACTGCGCTTACGGAGTGCGCGCGCTCGATGGGACTTGCGCTGCCGCGCGATCTAGCGGTCTCGACCGAGCTCGAAGAGCAGTTCGCGGCAGGTATCACGCTCGACGGTGCCGCCCATGATGAGCTAACGCGGCTGCTAGCGCCCTACGGCTACGAGTGGACGATCCAAGACGGGACACTCCAGGCGTACAAAGACGATCAGGCGCGCGTCGGCGAGGCGCTGGTTATCTCCGAGGCGAACGGGATGATCGAAACCCCGGTGTTCGCACCGCCGTCCGAGAGCGCCCGCAAGAGTAAGAGCGTCCGTCGCTCGACCATCCGATCCCCCCGCCTGACGATCCGTAACCTCCTGTATCCACAGATCGTGCCGGGCGTCAAGCTGCAAGTCGACAGCGTCACAACGCGTGGTATATACAAGGCAATTCAGGTTACACACGTGGGCGATACCCACGGCGAAGACTGGACCACCACAGTAGAAGCAAAGCCGCTGTGACGCCGACCCTAGAAGAACTTCTCGAGACCGTGATCGCCGCAGTCATGCGGCGTTTGCGCGTCGGCGAGCCCGCGGAAGTCTTGTCGTACGATGCCGCGACACAGAAGGCGATCGTTCAGCCGTATATCCATCGCGGCAGGTACGACGAAGACGGCATCCGACAGACGGCGCGACCGGCGGCGATCTCCGATGTGCCCGTCGCGTTCCCGACGACCGCGGACGGATGGCGGCAAACCTATCCGATCGCCCCCGGCGACACCGTACTGATTGCCTACGCTGATCGGTCGCTCGATCGGTGGCTCGTGCGCGGCGGCGAGATCGATCCGGCAGACGACCGCGCCCACGCTCCGAGCGACGCGATCATCATCGGCACGATGCGCGATTTCGCGCACGCAATCGCAACCGTCGGCACGAAGCCTGCGATCGGCTACCCCGGGGCGCTCGTCGAGTTCACGAGCGCGCAGATCCAGGCGGGCGGTACGTCGCCGCTTGCACTCCACGCAAAGCTAGAGATCCTTTGGAACCACGTGAACGTGATGCCTACGGGCACGCTCGTCGCGACGCCGATCGTCGGATCGCTCGGTAGCGGCACCGACAAGCTCCGGGGCGCATGATGCTCGAGACCGATCCCGTCACGCTTGCGCTCGTCGGCGATGACATCGTCTTCGTGAACGGTAGGAGTTCGCTCGCCGCCGGTCTCGATGCCGCTGTCATCGGAGCTACGGCGCGGATGCGGCTCGTTTACGGCGAGTGGATCTTGAACCGCAATGTCGGCGTTCGCTGGTTCGAAAACGATCTCGTGCCAGCGGCGCAGGCTATCCTAGGCCAGCGCTTCAACGCGATCCGCCTGCGCTCCGAGATGCGCCGGGCTATCCTGGCGACGCCTGCCGCGATCGAGATTCTTCGGCTCGACGTTACCTTCGATGTCGCGACACGAGCGGCGACGGTCGTTTGGCGCGCGCGCTTTGAGTTCGGCGACACGGATCTAAACGTGCTCGAGGTGTCATGACGACATACGGCCTAACCGATGACGGCTTCGTGCCGAAGACTACCGAGATCGCCCGCGACTCGATGAATACGCGGCTTCGCGAGCAATTCGGCGCGTCTCTAGACCTGTCAGATCAGGATCCGCTCGGCTTCGTCGTCGGCCTAGTCGCGGCAGAACTCGGCGAATGCTGGGAAGTCACCGAAGACGTCAACGCCGCGCAGACGCGTGAAGGCGCAACCGGCGCCGCGCTCGATGACATCGGGCTGCTTACCGGCACGTTTCGCCCCGAGGCGCGTCCGAGCGAAGTTACGCTAACGCTCACCGGCACGCCTACCACGAACGTTCCAGCGAATCGCCAGGCAGAGACGGCTAGCACGGGTGTCGTGTTCGAGACGCAAGCGGCAGCGGTTATTGCGGCGACGACAGCATGGGTACCGACGACGGCTTATGTCGTCGGCAACCGCCGGACGAATGCGTCTCGCGTCTATCTGTGTATCACGGCTGGCACGTCTGCCGGTTCCGGCGGTCCGACCACAACCGCGGCAGACATCACGGACAATACCGTGCATTGGCGGTACCTCGGCGAAGGCACCGGAAACGTCGACGTCGAGGCGCTCTGTACGGTTGATGGCCCGTCAGTAGCGCTCTCGGGCGATATCACCGTGATCGTCACGCCTGTCGGCGGATGGTCTAGCGTAATCAATATTCTTGATGCGGTCGAAGGCGCCAACGAAGCCGAAGACGAGGAGTATCGGCTTCTACAAGAGATCGATCTTGCCGCCGCAGGTTCGTCTAGCGTCGATGCTATCCGCGAAGCGCTGCTCGAGATCGCTGGCGTTACCGCAGTCAAGCTCTTCGTAAACAACGAAGATGCGACTGATCCTGACGGTGTGCCGCCACACGCAATCGAGGCGCTCGTCAGAGGCGGTGCTAACCAGGATATCTGGAATGCGCTTCTCGAGAACGTTGCCGCCGGTGTCGAAACCTACGGTAGCGTCATCGGCACCGCGACCGATAGCGAAGGTAACGATCACGAGATGGCGTTCTCGCGTCCTACGGACGTGAATATCTACGTCGATGTCACGCTGATCAAAGATCCTGATACGTATCCCGTCGATGGCGACACGCAAGTCAAGGCGGCGGTTGTTGCCTACGGTGATTTGCAAGACGTCGGGCGCGATGTCGTGGCGTCGCGCATCTCGGCCGCAGTCTTCGACGTTACCGGCGTTCTAGACGTCACCAACATCGACATCGACACCGCGCCTGCGCCGCCGACCGGCGTGACTATTGTGATCACGTCGCGGCAGCTTGCCGTCCATGACACCTCGCGAATTACGGTCGCGACCAGCGACGGGACTCCATAATGGCAGCTGTCGATCGCGTCGCACAGATTCTCACGCGGATCCCTGAGCAGTACAAAGGACTCCCAGGCTGGGAAGGCTTTCTCACGGCGATCGCACAAGAGATTCAAGAGCTCGAAGACGCGCACCTACAGCTTTTGACTCTGCGCGGCGTGAACACCGCGACGGGCGCGACGCTCGAGGCAATCGGGCGCTTTGTCGGCGAACCGCCGAGCGGACTCTCGGATGATCTGTACCGCCGTCGTATCCGCGCGCGCATCCGCGCGAATCGCAGCATGGGAACTATCGAAGACCTGATCGCGATTACGCGCTTGGTTCTGAATGACTCGACCGCCGGCGTGGTCGTTCGTCAGACCGGTATCGCGGCGCTTACGATGCGCGTATCCGAAGTCATCACGAGCACCGCCATTGCCGACGTCATCATCGGGATGCTTCGTGATGCCGTATCCGCAGGCGTGCGGCTCATCCTGCACACGGCGCTAGGACTGCCCGGGGCAATGTTCACGCTAGCGGTCGGTGGCGGGCTCGGCTTCGGTACAAGCGCGAAACTGAATCTAGCGCCGTTGACTGTGAACTGCGATACCGTGATCGCCGCGCGCGAAGTCGGCACGTCCGGTAACGCGATCAAGTTCAGTATCTCCGACGACGGTGCCCCCGGCGGCACTCTAGACGAAAGCGGATATCCGGGCTTTCGTGAGATCTTCTTTTACTTTCAAGAAGGCGTGACGACCGTTGCGCAATTCGAAGCGCTCATCACGTCAAGTAGTCAGTACCTTTGGGTAAAGACTATCGACGGCACAGGAACGTTTGCGATTGCCGATGACTATGTCCCTCTGACGAACCTTGCCGGCGGGGTAAACGGCGGTATCTTCGCAGGAGCTAGAGAATGAGCACGAAGCCTACTATCCTGCCCCGATGGGCGACCGTCGGTGCTGATGTCGTCGAGCCGACGAGCGGCGAAAAAGATGTCGGCTGGACCGAAGGTCAGCAACCGCCGGCACCATATTTCAACTGGCTTCATCTATACGGCTATCGGTGGGCCGAGTACCTGAACGACGGCGACCTGCGCGGGAAGCACTCGATCCGGCACACGAACGAAGATACGTTCACGCCGATTCTAGAGGCCCGAGACCCGTCGAGCGGCGGCGCGCGCTCGAACATCGATCACAACGGCTTCCGCATGGGGCGCGTGTCGGAGTTTCAGGAAAACTGGCTTACGTCCGGTGCGACGGATCCTGCCGGTTGGACGTTCAGCGCCGCTGGTACCGGGGCGCGCACCTATAGCGATCCGTCAAGCTCGATGCCGTTTCGGTATCTCGACTTCGACACCGGCGCGACTAACCCGTCATCGTGTCAACTAGTCACGCTTCCACT